GGGTCCTCGCAGTGTGTACGGGTTCCCACAACCCATCTGACCTGCACGTTCATCGCGCCCGGCCCCGGAGGCCTCCGGCGCTGCCCCACCCCCGCCCCGGCGCGATGCCCGGCGGGCGAGAGCCCGCGGCGCGACGCCGCCAGAAGGAGCCCACCGTGCGCATGAACATCGCGTCCGGCCCGGCGCCGGCCGAGAACGTCCGCCGGCGGAACAAGGACCGGCCCGACACTGTGCTGCTGCCCGCCGGCGGCCGCACCCTGCCCGCCCCCCAGTGGCCGCTGCGTGTCTCCGCCGACGCCGAGGTCGCCGAGGCCGAGCGCCTGGTCTGGGAGGAGCTCTGGCACCTCCCCCAGGCCGTCGAGTGGGCCGCCATCGGCTACCGCCGGCTCCTCGCCCGCTACGCGCGCCTGCTCGTCAAGGCCGAGTTCGACGAGGACCTCCCCCGCGCCGTGGAGTGCCGGCACCTCGAGGACCGCCTGGGCCTCAACCCGCTGGCCATGAAGCGACTGTTCTGGCAGGTGGACGGGACCCCGGTCGGCACGACGCCGACCGTCACCCCGCCCACCAAGCCCGCCGGCCGCTCGCCGGAGGAACGCCGCGCCCGCGTCGAGTCCGGCCTGACACTGCTGCCCGGTGGCCAGGCCGGCTGACCACCGCCGGCTCATCACGCTGGGCTGGCAGGTCGTCGACTGGATCGAGACCTACCTCGTCCACGGACCCGGCGACGTCCAGGGCACCCCGCTCGAGCTCGACGACGAGCAGGTCGCCTACATCCTCCAGTGCTATCGGCTCGACGAGTTTGGCCGCCGGCTGTTCAACGAGGCGCTCTTCTCCCGCCCGAAGGGGCGGGCCAAGACCGAGATCGTCGCCGCCATCGGCTGCGCCGAGCTCCTCGGCCCTGTCCGCTTCGACGGCTTCGACGCCCAGGGCGCGCCGGTCGGCAAGCCGGTCACCTACCCGTTCATCCGGGTCATGGCCACCGAGGAGAGCCAGGCCTCGGACACCAGCTACCGCAACATCACCTACATGCTCACCCACGGCGAGGCCGTGAACAGCTACCCGGTCGATATCGGCAACGACTGGCAGACCAGCACCCGGGTGTTCATCCCCGGCGGCGGCGAGATCCGCCCCTCCACCGGCTCCAACGCCTCCAAGGACGGCGGCAAGGAGTCCCACGCGATCTTCGAGGAGCCCCACCTCTTCGTCACCCCCGAGCTGCGCGGCATGTACACCACCGTCCGGCAGAACACGATGAAGCGGAAGGCCGCCGAGCCCTGGGTCAACGCCGCCTCCACCATGTACGGCGAGGGCGAGAACAGCACCGCCGAGCAGCTGCACCGCGCCTTCGCGATCGGCACCCCGCGGCTGCTGCTGGACCACCGCGAGGCACCCGAGACCCCCGACCTCGACGACCGGGAGTCGGTCATGGCCGGCCTCACCCACGCCTACGGCGACTTCGCCCCCAACATGGACCTCGACGCGCTCGCCGACTACTGCATGGACCCCCGCAACAAGGCCGACAAGGTCATCCGCTACTTCTTCAACCGCGCCACCAAGCCCGAGTCGGCGTACTTCAAGGGCAACGCCTGGGAGCGGTCGGCGCTCCCTCGGCCCGTCCGCCGCGGCGAGCGCATCACCGTCGGCTTCGACGGCTCGGACAGCGGGGACGACACCTGGCTGCGCGCGTTCAGCCTCGACGACCGGTACCTCTTCACCCCCACGTTCGCCGACGGCCAGCCCATGCGGTGGAAGCAGCCCGAGCAGCGCGAGCAGCGCCGGCCCAGCAAGAAGGACTTCACCCGCGACCCGCTGCGCCAGCGCGGGTGGAAGGTCCCCCGACCCGAGGTGCACGCCGCCTTCCACCGGATCTTCGACTTCTTCACCGTCGTGCGGGTCTACCTCGACCCGCCGTACTGGCAGACCGAGCTCAAGGAGTGGCAGGGCATCTGGGGCGACGAGGTCATCGTCCCCTGGGAGACCTACCGCACCCGCCAGATGGCCAACGCCCTGGAGCGCTTCGACACCGACGTCCGCGCCGGTGAAGTACTCCACGACGGCGACCCCGAGATCGCCCTGCAGCTCGGCTGGGCCAAGGGCGAGAAGCGCTCCGGCGGCACCGTCATCGCCCAGCCCATCGACGGCGGCGACCGAAAGATCGACGGCGTCACCAGCACCGTCCTGGCCTACGAGGCCGGGATGGACGTCCTGGCCCTCGACGAGGACACCGAGGACGACACCACCGGCGACTTCAGCTTCTACTGACCCCGAGGGAGGCCCGGCACCGTGCCCACACAGCCGCTCGAGCTCCCTGCCATCACCAAGCTGGTCGGCAAGCTGCAGACCGAGCTCGACGCCCGCCAGGCCCCGATGAAGCGCTGGGACGACTACTACGAGGGCGAGCACGACCTCGCCTTCGCCTCGGAGAAGTTCCAGGAGGCCTTCGGCGGGCTGTTCGCCGGGTTCGCCGACAACTGGTGCGGCGTCGTCTGCGACAGCCCCGCCGAGCGCCTGGCGCCCATCGGCTTCCGGTTCGGCGACGGCCACACCCCCCAGCGCCCCGCCACCGACGCCTCCGAGCCCGTCGAGCCGGTCGACCCCGGGATCGGCGACCGCGACGCCATGGAGATCTGGCAGCGCAACAACATGGACGCCGAAGCCCAGCTGCTCATCCTGGAGTCGCTGGTCAAGTCCCGGTCCTTCGTCCTCGTCTGGGGCGACGAGGACGACGACGACAAGGCCGTGCTCACCAGCGAGGACGCCACCCAGGTCGTCGTGGCCTACGCCGCCGGATCCCGCCGCCGCCGGCTGGCCGCCCTCAAGCGCTGGACCGAGGACGACGGTCAGGAGTACTGCACCGTCTACACCCCGGACTGGATCTACAAGCTCAAGCGCCGCAAGGGCGCCGGCATCCAGGTCACCAGCAGCACCAGCGGGCCCTCGGACGTCCTCTGGGTCCCCCCCAGCAGCCGCGGCACCGTCGGGGCCGGCATGGCCACCCCCTGGGAGGCCCGCAGTGGCAACGACGCCGACGACATCGTCGAGAACCCCCTCGGCGCGGTGCCGATCGTCGAGCTGCGCAACAAGCCCCGGCTGATGAAGCCCCCCACGGCCGAGCACCAGCAGGTCATCCCCCTGCAGGGCGCGGTGAACAAGCTCTTCGCCGACCTCATGGTCGGCGCCGAGGCCGGCGCGTTCCCCGCCCGCTGGGCCACCGGCCTGGAAGCCCCCCGCGACCCGCGCACCGGCCAGGAGCTCGAGGACCCCGAACTGTGGCGCGCCGCGGTCAGCAAGCTGGTCCGCAGCCGCAACAAGGACGCTAAGTTCGGCAACTTCGACGCCACCGACCTCAGCAACCTGGTCGGCGCGATCGAGATGGTGCTGGCCCACATCGGCGCCAAGAGCCGCACCCCCTCGCACTACCTGCTGCCCAAGCTGGTCAACGTCTCCGGCGACGCCCTGGTGGCCGCCGAGGCCGGCCTGGTCGCCAAATGCCGGGACAAGACCGACCTGCTCGGCGACGCCTTCGAGGAGGTCATGCGGCTGGCGTTCGCCGTCTCCGACGATCCCCGCTCGGAGGTCTACACCGCCGAGACCATCTGGCGCGACGTCCAGCACCGCAGCGACGCCAGCCGCAGCGACGCCCTGATCAAGAAGAAGGAGGGCGGCGTCCCCTGGCGGCAGCGGATGGAGGACTACGGCTACACCCCCGCCCAGATTGACCGGATGGTCGTCATGCGCCGCGAGGACGCCGAGCTCGACGCCCTCGGCCTCGGCCTGGACGACAAGGCCCGCACCGACGAGCTGGACCGGGCCGACCTCGACGTCGACGAGCTCGACCTCGACGCCATCCCGACCTGAGCCAGCCCGGTGCCCACCACCGCGCTCACCCCCACCCGCTACTACCGCCAGCAGGCCCGCACCGCCCAGCGGGCCGCCGCCCGGGCCGTCCGCACCTGGGCGGCCATCGACCAGGACGCCATCGGACCCAGCTGGCGCGATCTCCTGCCCGTCCTGCTCGCCGGCGTCACCGACGACCAGGTCGCCGCGGCCGCCGGCGCCGCCAGCGCCCCGCTGCTGGCCGACCAGCCTCCCGCCGGCCTGGTCCCCTCCGCGTTCGCCGGGCGCGCGGCTGACGGGCGCGGACTGGACACCCTGCTGCAGGTCCCCGTCATCACCACCCTGCGCCGGATCTCCGACGGAGCGGCCCCCCGGACCGCGCTGCGCGCCGGCGCCCTGCAGCTGGTCCAGATCATCCGCAGCGAGGTCACCGATGCCGGCCGCCTGGCCGGCCACGCCGCGATCGCCGACACCCCGGCGATCGTCGGCTACGAGCGCATCGTCGTCCCGCCGGCGTGCACTCGCTGCGTCGTGCTCGCCGGGCGGCTCTACCCCTGGACCAGCGGCTTCCGCCGCCACCCCCGCTGCGACTGCCAGCACCGCGCCGTCACCCGACAGCAGTGGCGCGAGCAGGGCCGCAGCAACACCCCACAGCAGCTGCTGGACGCCATGACAGCGGACCAGCGGCGCAAGGGCGGCCTCACCGCCGCCGACGAGCAGGCCCTCAGCCAGGGGGCCGACCTCAACCAGCTGGTCAACGCCCGACGGGGCGCGGCCGGCATGGCCCCACCCGGGGCCCGCACCACCGGCGAGCGACTCGCCCTGCAGGACGGCCGCACCCGCGGCCGGGTCACCCCCGTCCGGCTCTACGGCCGCGACGTCTACGTGACCACCGAGGGGACCACCACCCGCGGCCTGGCCGGCCAGCGCCTGGGGGCACGCCGCGACGGCGTCCGCCTCCCCGGAGAGCGCTACGGCCGGGCCCGGGCCCCCCGGCTCCTGCCGCAGCAGATCTTCACCGAGGCCGGATCCGACCGGGATCTCGCCCGCCGCCTGCTGCACACCAACGGCTACATCCTCTGACCCGGCGCGAGGCCGGGCAGCACCCAAGGAGAGCGCGATGCTCAACCCCACCCCCCGCCTCACCGCCCTCGACGCAGCCGAGCTCGCAGCCCAGCTGCTCGCCGAGTCCAAGGCCCGCCGCGCCGACTGCCAGATGCGCGTCGACGACGACCGCGACCGCGACCGCGAGGACGACGACGACCAGGACGACGACGTCGACACCGACGACGACCAGGACGACGCCGACCACGACGGGGACGACGACGAGGACGACGACGAGGACCTCGGGGCCGGCGGCAAGAAGGCCCTGGCCGCCGAGCGGGAGAAGAACAAGAAGCTGCGCGAGCGGCTCCGCAAGGCCCAGCAGGGCAACGGCACCACCAGCCGCCGCCAGCGCGACCGCGCCGCCGGCGAGCGCGGCCGCAGCACCGGCACCCGCGCCGGCCGCGGCCGCAACACCGGTCGCGACGACCGGCGCAACGACCGCCGCGACA